TTGGGAAGATGTCCTGCATTCTGCGATCTATCTCATCATAGTACTCATCTGACTGCGGGTCAAATCCTTCATTTTTAACAAGATCGACATGAATTCCTCGAACCGTGTTGGTCATCACAACGTCCGAGCCAAACCATGTATTCTTCTCTGCCCACTCCTCGGCACGCACATCCGCGCGTCGAGGGGCCTGCTGAACCGGAGCCTGCTGCTGCGTGGACTGCGGCACCTGCTGCTGTATCCGGCGAACCTGAGCCTCTTGGTCGAGGAGCTGGCGCTGCTCCATGAGGGTCGTCGTCAAGCGCTGACTGGCCTCAGTCTCGGTATCAATGTCACCCTCTTCGCGCGCATGGCGGATGACGTTCTTCAATGCAGTAATTTGCGTTTCGACACGGCCTTTGGCCTCGCCAACACGCGCAACCGCAGTTTGTACATTGCGCTGCTGCAACTCCTCGTTTTCAGCCTTTATGCTTCTGGCGTAATCAACCGCAGCTTGTTCGCGCCGTTCAGTCTCGCGCAGGCGTGCTGTCAGCTTGTCTATGCGTTTTTTGACCTTGTCGGAGTACTGGTCCAGCTCCTCAGAGTTCGGGCCGCTCTGCACAACGCTAGTGGTCTTCCCCTGCGTATCCTCAGAAATGGTTACCGTCGCCTCCTGCTCACCGTCCCCGATATCAAATTCCAACTTCTCTTCTGAATCGATCATCATAATTTCCTCATCACTTGTGCAATATACTTGCAGGATCGGACACAATTCCCAAAATCTCATCATCGTTCAGAAGGCGAATTTCCCCGCCCTCAATCTGGATCCGAGATCCGGCGTAACGACCAAACACCACCCAGTCACCGGGCTTGCACCACGCGCCGTCGGGGAACTTGCTTGCGTCCGCGTAGGCGAGCGGCCCCAGCTTGAGCACGTAGCCCACGTTGGTTGCTAGTTGAGTGCGTTCAGTGGTTTCTTTGGTCAGCACAATGCCGCCCTTTGATGTGCCAGCGCCGCGATAGGGCAGCAGCGCAAGGCGCCACCCAGTGGGCTGAGGTATCAAGTCCAAGACACTTTGCGAGAGCCCTTCTTCAGGGACCTTGCCGTCATCGTTGTAAGCATCATTGAGCGAGGGTTTGGCGTTTGATTTTTCTTTCGCCCATTTTTCTTCAAGCGTTGTCAGTTGTGGTTGCATCGTTCAATCCTCTGAGTGTTTATCAAGTTCGCCTTTCACAATGCTTTCTGAAAGCCGAATACCTTCCAAGCGCCCCATCAGATAACGATACCGCTCCATGTCGTTGACCCCGCCGCTCAGCACAAGCTGCTGCGTGTCGTGCTCTATGCGTCTGATCTCTTTTAAAACTTTTTCAGCAAAAGTGAGCATGGTTTTTTCCATGTAAGCAGAAGGTAATCGCCACCGTCTGAAAGGCGTCAAGCAGTCATTTAGTAGATCTTTACGTCTCTGTTTCCGTCTTTTTTCTTCACTATTCTGGGCTTTACCACCCCTCCTTCGTTCATCTTGCGTGACTTGCCTGCCTCAGACAGGGCAATGGCAACTGCCTGCCTATTGGCAGCAGCCTTGCTCTTTGGCTGAGACGCGCCGATCGTACCCTTCTTTTCGTATGATCGCATCGTCTCGCCTATGTTTTCGCTGATAACCTTGCGGCTTTTACCTTTCTTCAGCGGCATTATCTGCCTCCTGCTGGCAATGTGGGGGTTGGTTTTGGTGTATTGATGCGCTCGCGAGCGACATCAAAACGACCCTGCGCAATCTTCTCCTGAGAAGCAATGCGCTCATCGTTTGCCTCCGAATTTTCTTGAATTCGCAGTTGTTCGTTCTTCAATCCTTCCTGCTTGAGCTGTATCTCGGCCTGATCATTCGCTGCACGCTGCTTGAGCTCCTGCTCCTTGAGCGCGATTACCGGGTCAGGGCCTGCCCCTTCTGTGCCAGACAGCGTTCCCTGCATCATCCTCATGTCCATAAGGTACTGGGCGATGTTTAGCGAGATCATTGCTTCACGCTGCATGTCGGAAACCATGCGATCTGGATCGCTGCCATATTGGGTGAACAACTGCACCTCAGCGTCCTCCTCCGCCTTCAGGCGGACGTGATCCATGATGTGCTTCTGCAGCTCCACTGCCGCCAAGGGGTTGCCCTGCACCAATGGAGAGAGCCCCATGATCAAGTGAGAGGCAATGTGCGAGTCGTGCTGCTGGCCGGCAAACGCTTTGAGCTGCTTGCCGTCGATCGCATCGATATTCTCGCTGGCAGGATCCTTAGGTTTCTGATTGGTCTGCGTCTTCAGGATGCCGTCAATGTCGCGCACGTTCATGGCCTGATAGACACGGTAATACGCCTCGTACATGTTGTGCATGTTCGGAGCGCTCTGAGCCAGCTGCAACTGGGTCTGCGCCAAGGTAATACGCTGTGCTGCAGAGAAGATATTAGGGTCTGCAACGGGTAAAACCGCGACTTTTTTGTCAAAATCTGACTTCTTGATAAAACGAGATGCGCCGGGGACCTCGTATGGGTACTCTGGCGGTAAGTATTGCCCAAAACCCCGGAACAACATCTCAAACTCTTGCGTCTGGGCATAGTACAGGCGCTTGTGGATGGCAGACATCACCATTGACCCACGTTCAAGCAGCGCGAGGGTAGTGCCCACAGCAGCCTGCTGATTGGCGTCACCAACCTGCATGTCAGCAGTGCTGGCGAGGCGCTTGCCGGCATCCACTGTGAAGCTCAGCAGCCCGAAAAGGGTCTGACTCGGCTCTTTATAGGGCAGCGGCAGCAGGGACCCAGACAATTCCGCTCCGCCAGCATCAATATCGCGCCACTCCCCCGGCTGGATCGGCTTATCGTCGTCCGCAATCCGCGCGCCCTTGGCTTTGAAGCCAGCCGGCAGGTTGGAGAGCGTGCCGGAGTCCAATAATTGACGCAGCGCAGAGGTTGCGGTCTTGGACAGACCGCCAATCAGGTGGACGAAGCCCAAACCATAGGCGCCAAGGCCAGAAACCAGCATGTAATGCACAAAATACTCAATGCGCAGCCGCACCGGGTCTTCTTCTTTCCAGTTTCGACGCACACTGATCACTCGACCGCTGGTTTCGTCGGTCGTGACCACGTAAGGCAGCTTGATTCCAGTAGGTTCGCCGTCCTCGTCCACATCTTCGTAGCCCGGAATGTCCAAATCAACGTGAAACTCCAGCAAAGAGATCTCTTCTGGCTCTCCAGACGACTGCATTCCGGTAATTCGGTCAATCGTGGCCCCAATCTGGTCTTGTGTGATGCCAGAACCGTCGGGAGAGACCTCAATATCGATGTATTCCCCAGCATGAACACGCTTTTTGAACTCATTGGAGTCCATAGCAATGCGGTGAGTGATGCGCGGGCACTGGGAAATGACACTCGAGCCGTGATAAGGGATGAACAGGTCATCGGCAAGCACCAGACGGCTCACCATTCTGTTCAACTGGGCGTCAAAATAGACCTTTTTGAAGGTGGATCCGCCATATCCGGTGTAGAAAAGCAGCTGATCGAACTCCGGCGTATACTCCTTCATCACCGCAGTGATCTGGTAATTCATGAAATCCTGTACACGGGCGGCTTGCTGCACCTTGTCGAGGGTTTCCTTGCCCAGCGTCTGCGTGCGGACTGGTCCGCCAGCCGGCATCAACTCCTTAAACGACTGCGCTTGGAACTGGATGATGGCCTCGGTCAGCATCGGATGCACAACGCCAGACGCTCCACGGAACGGCTGCGTACGGTCCTCCATCTTCAGGCCCAGAAGATCCAGCCCCTTGGCATACATCTCCTCCCACTGGCCGCGAGAGCTCTTGTCAGCGTCGAATAGAGCCTGAAGCGTGATCGATATTTCCCCAAGATCCTGCGGATCAATACTCTCCGCAAGGTTTGCGTAAAAATCCTGCTCCTCCTCGCCTCCACCGATCTCAATCAGAGCACTGCCGTCATCCTCAATGATGATCTCAATGTCTTGATCTTCGACATCATCAAATTCAATCATGTCGGTGCTTGGAGCCAGATTCACTACCTTGTCTATGGGCATGTCGGTGTCCTAAAGATACTTTCGATTATCGTTGCGCGCGACGCGCTCTACGTTGTTCTTGGTGACTGCGCCGCCGACTGCAAACTCTTCGGGGGGTGGCTCTGCCATGATCCTTGTTCCGCTTCGCCGCCAATCACTGTACACGCCAACTTGTGCTTGCCTTAGCAGGCTAGAAATTTCTTGTTGTGTTGCGTAAGCGGGAACAGCAATTCCTTTTTGTGTAAGGCTTTTAGCCAAATCGCTGTCAACATCAATTTCAAGAAGCCCCGTGTTGCCAAGATCCCCAACATCAGCCCAGCTTCCAGATTTAACAAAGTCCTGCACAAACGGCAGATACTCCGCGACCGGCGCCCTGTTCCCCTTGCCTTTGATTTGGACGATTTCCTGCGAGGGCCTAGCATCAAGCCGCGCCAGCAGGGCAGGCCGATTTTTTTCCAGCCACGCATAGGGGTCATAATGACCATTGTCAGCAACAACCTTATCCCAGATTCCCGGCTCCATTTCATTAAGAATCTCACCAGAAATTCCGTTAACAACTGGCGCTACCTCAATCGTCACATGAGGCTGGCCCTTGGCGTCGCGCAGGGAGTATATGCGGGTCGCGCCACTTGCAACG